GGTGGTGTTGCTGGTGCAACAGCCAAGCGAGTGGATGATGAGGAAGCACCTGCTCCTGTCGTTCGTTCTGCTCCAGCCAAGAAAGTCACTGCTGAAGATGTCACTGTCGAAGATGATGACATGAGTTTTTTTGAAAAACTCGCAGCCGAGTAATTTCTTTTAGAAAACCGTAGATGTTTTCAGGGGGACTTCGGTCCCCCTTTTTTTAGGCGAATCCGACTGAGGTGAACGCAGTTGGGTGAGCAAAGTCTTTTGATATTGCACGATTGAATGTATCATCAGCAAAACGAACATCTGCTTTGACAGAGTTGTCTGATTTTTGCGGTGCTTGTGTATTTCCACCGCCACCACCTCCACCGACTGGCACTGGAACAACAGTTGGAGTTGATGCTGCTGTTTCTCTAGCAGTCGTAACCTCTGCTGTTTGTTGCGCAACCATTTGACCACTAGTTGCTTGAGGCTGCACTGGAGTAGCAGTTGGCGCAGAAGGTTCTGCAGTTGGAGCTGCTTGAACAGGTTGTGATGCTTGAGGTGCTGCAGCAACTGCCCCACCACCCGCTCCACCACCAGATTCTGCGGCTTGAGCCGTTTGTGCTTCCTGTGGTTTTTGACCACCGCCACCAGATGGAACTGATGTATCAGCAATTGCTGCTGGCGGTGGTGCTTCATTCATACTTGCCGCAGGAATATTAGCGGCAGGTGCTGGACCAGTTGCTTGTAATGCTTTTGGATCTTTCTTGTATTCTTCGAATTTAGCAATGCGATCGGGCAAACCAATCGACCCACCATTGATTGCTTTAGTGACTTTTGCAGTATCATTCCCATCAATACCACGATCAATGACTTGTTTCTTATAGAATGCTGCCGCAATATTAGCAGCTGTTGCTAAATCACCAGCCGCTTCTGGATTGCCAACCAAATCAGTTCCAACAATTTTACCAAATTTAGAATAGTTGTCTTTACCAGTTAATTGAATCAATCCACGACCACGATATTTGTAGCCATCTCCTTCTTGCGTATTACCCATTCTTCCACCATATACACGATTGGCAATAGCAATAGGTGAATATTCTTCAGCAGCTGCAACAGCTGGATCTTTATAATATTTTGGAAATATCTGCATTAATCGTTTTGCAGAATATCGAAGATTTTCTTCAACTCGAGTGAAATGCCCAGATTCATGGTCTAATTGTGCCATAAATTGAGCCAAATGCGGACCTGTTATTCCAAATTTTTGAGCAGATGCTAATGCTGCATTTTTGGCAGCAGATGGATCCACTTTACCACGACGCGCAGCTGCAGGTCCAAGTCTTCTTGATGGACCACCAGAAGTTCCACCAGCCATACTTGATCCTTGTCTTGATGCACCAATACCTCCACCTGATGGAGCAGCAACTGATGCACCACCATTCGCAGCCGCAGCCATTCCTGCAGCAACACCTCCAACTGGAGCAGCAACTGATGCACCACCACTCGCAGCCGCAGCAGCTGGAGCTGCTGCTGAAGCAGTACCTGGAGCAGCAGCTGCTGGTGTTGTTGCTGCTGGCGCAGCTGCAGGAGCAGGTTTAACTTCTGCTTTCTTTTCTTTTTCTGATTTATCGGTTGGTGTAACCTTATCAGGTGATTCAATTGGTTTTTTCAAAAATTTGAATGGCTCGAAAGTGAATCCACCGATTGGACCAAGCGTGAATGGATCGAATCCAGGTAAGTCAACTTCCACAGGTCCCATGATTTCTGGGATGTCAAGTTTGATTCCAGTGAGAAAGTCTCGAATCTTATTCCAAATGCTAGTCGCAAGATCAGTGACCCACTCAACACCCTTCTTTCCAATATCCCAAACAAATGCAATGGCTTCTTTGATGAATGGAATAGCAAATCCGATTGCACCGCCAATTAACTTATAGAATGATTTTAATGAGAATATGTCTAAAATATCATTGATGTCGTCGCTTACACCCGTCACATCTTTCGAAAGTTTATCGAGCTTTTCACCAGTATCATCTTTCTTTTCTTGCGGTGCTTCAGTCTCTTTAAGTGTCTGACTCTTTAAATCAGCATCAATTCCTCCTGCTGGAGTTGCTGTTGGTGCCATCGCAGCACCTGCTGCTCCTGCTGCTGGCATTGCAGCCTTTGCTTGGACATTGCTTGGAGAAGCAGTTGGCGAAATATTCATTCGCTGTCTTGCAGATTCTTTGCTGACAAACTTGCCAGTTTTCTCATCACGATAACGACTGGCTTCTTTTGAATACTTGAGACCTGCTTTCTTCTCAAGTTTACGCATATCCCTTTTAGACTTTGGTGCTTCTTTGGCTGGGCTGGCGCGAAGTTTATTCGCAATACCATCAACAGAAGATTTGATACCACCTACGATCTCATTAATTTTTTCAGACAATTCATAGATCTTTGTAATCTGATCATCGCGAAGTTTTGATTTATCAGATTGCTTCTTTAATCCCTTTGTTGCCTTTGATTTTCCTTCATCCTGCTTATCATCTTTGATCTTAAACTTTTCTCGCGCCTTATCAACTTCTTCTTTTGGAACTTTTTTGCCGAAGAGTTTATCAATCATTGCAGCCTGTCGTTCGTCTGCAAGACCGAATGCCTTTGCAAACTTACCATAGCGCGATTGAACACCAGACTTTGCGACCTTATATTCTTCTTGAAGATTGTAGGCTTCTTGTAATCCTTTAATACCACCCACACTCTGCTTTATAAGCCCACCACCAGCCTCACCCATTTTTTGCTGGATGGCTTCACGTTGCATCTCGAGCAAATTCTGTACTTCTTCCTCTGATCCTTTTACACGTGTGCGTCGACGCTCGCGGTTCTTTTTCTTTAAACCAGATAAACTTTTTGCGTCTGTTTTTATCTTCATCGTTTTCTTCTAGTTCGTGTGACTTTTGCAATATTAGATTTTTGTTGCTGTTGTTGCAACTTAATCCGTTCCTTTTCTTCCTTCAACCAATTCATGAGCATGTTCACGTAGGTCTGACGTTCCCACGGCAACATGTTCTCAATGTCGCTCAATGCATACTTATGGTGCTGAATCAAACCAAAGTTACAATTAAAATAATTCGCTAAATTGTCATAACCAAACATTAACCGAAAAAATCGTCGATTCCTTTTACAACGATTGTATGGTTAAAGGAGCACTTGTTACATGTAACTTGCTTTGACGTTTGCACATAAGGTAAAGTCGAGAAGAATGCCTTAAATCCTTCAAGTTGATCAAGACTTAAAGAACCCAAAAAATCATAAAACTCTTCTTTTGTAAACGATCCAGCCTCATATTTTGAACTATCATCAAACACATAATCAAGATGTTCATAAATTAGATCTAAGATATTTTCTAATGTATCAACCTTTGACGCAATAGAAGCAGATATACCAATTGAAGGATACTTGAGTATCATTCCAATCTCTTCAGAGACCATAACTTTATTTGTATGTTCTTCTGGTACTACAACTTCTACTTTATTTAAATCAACTTCAAATACCATACTATTTCCGCATCGTTCTGTTTCAACAATATTCTCACATTTGTATGTGAGTTCTAATGTTTCTCCAACCGAACGAAGTCGAAGATGAATAAAGATCATCTCCAAATCAAACAGCGGCAAATTCTCAATATCAACTGTCTCATCAAGACAGCAATTATTAATAATTTGTTTTACGGTATCAAGCAACGAAGCCAGATCTTCTGCCTCCTTTGCCATTAAAAGTAACTTTTCTTCTTTCACTAGAAACGGTCGAAACCTTACCTTTTTGTTCAACGATGTCAAATGCACATCAAATGTAGGATAACTAATCTTCGGTAATGCCATAATCTACTCCATATTAAGCTGTAAATCCTCGATAGCGAGCAAAATTGCGCTCCATAAGTGTCATAGGTGTTTGTTGTTGAGCGCGAATAGGACCAGCTGGTGTATTTACAACCGATCCAATAGATCCAGTTTCGTTATCACCAACGTTTGGTGCTGATTGCACTGGTGAGACATCTGGAATTCTAGCATCTGTTCCAAGCGTCAACCAACGATCAAACTTAAAGGCGACAGTTAGACGATGAATTTCGTCTGTTCCCCAATTTAAATTGAGAGCATTTACTGTAACAGGAAACGCATTAATTAATGTGCAAGCATAAGTCACATGAGGTTTGCTGTATCTTTCTGGATCCATCGGTGTCATAGTTGAAACTGTTGCAAGAGTTGGTCTTGTTTCACCAAGTTGAGTTTTGTCTGTTCTCAATGCTTCTTCGCGAGTAAGATCATATATGTCCATTGGCATAAATTCGCTATATTGGCGAATCACAATATCCGTAACATAATTCATTTTATAGTTTACAAGATACGTTTGTTTCGGAATGATGTTGTTAAGCCATGCATCGAAGAATTTTTTTTCCCATAAATTACCAGCGCAAATAAATGTGAGAGTAACATCTCCGAATGATGGAGTTCCTGCAAGCGGAGTTGGTGCTCCAAAGATCTTATTGTCAATCGTGTTTATCGTATAGCCAGGAAGTTCTGCGGCTTCGCACTGAAGTGAGAGTTGTTCTGACGTTCCCATTCCCATTAAGAACGACGGCACGTTTAAAAGAACATCGAATTTGGAAGACTTCGAAAATCCGTCTTGAGCATCGAAGTGCGAAATAAATTTGTTTACATTAAATGCCATTACTTTTTATATACCATCTTTTGTGTTGGTAAGAAGATCGCCGTTTCCCAATTATTAGGCTCAATGTAAATCATAGAAGATACAATATGATTTAGCAAATATCTCTTCAGACAATCTTGAATCAATTTGTATCTGGTCGACTTCGCAAGTAAATCATATGAAAGGCGAAACTTTGTAGTATCGTCATATTTATCGTTATTGACGAAATCGTGTAGTTTATCTAATAGAATCAGACGAGAATATGGATCGAGATAATGCAGGTTTAAACCCAAGAATCCATCTGCATACATCTCGATTGGGATAACGAGAGGAAACTTATCCCAAACAGGAAGAATATCCTTGAGTTTTGGATCGTAATGATAGGTATACATACGACCGATAAATGCTTTCGGAGAGATTCTTTTGGCATCGTTTAATATGTTCGAACGATCAGCTGGCATGCGAAGTTTAGCCAGTTTACCACCGAGCCATGAGCGAGCCTCTGCAGTTCTTGGTCGAATACCAGCCGCAGTCATCTCTCGATTGAGTTTATCAAATAATGATGCCATTAGATTCCGAGATCGTCTTCAGTTATAACTTGAAACTTCCATTGTCGCGTTTTACAGTATTCAACTGCAGCCTTCCATTTCGCTTCGTTCACACCCCAAGTCATGACTTCATTAATATACTTTCGTGTAATTTTGCTTTTCTTTTCTGGAGGCTTTGCTTGACTTTTAGGCTTCACCTCTAGAATCAATCCTTCAGTTAAACCAAGTTTGTTCTTTACTCGAACGAAGAAGTCAGGAAAGTATCGATGCCAACGATTATCTACTGGCGATAAATATGGAATAATGATTTCTTCGTTTGACCACTCAATCACACTTGGGTTGGAATCAAGGTGCACCATAACTCGGCGTTCCCAAAGACTTCTATACCAGACGTTTGTGGGATCACCTAAATATTTATTGGTATTTTTCGGACTGTATCTACCTGAATAAGCCATAGATTTATTTAGACCTCTCGGAAGAACTTAATGTCAACACCACTAACGCTGAATAGTGTCTCAAGAACTCTAGATCCAAATGAAGCAAAGGGTCCACTAGCAGTTTTGGCTAAGAATGCATTTGCTAGTACTGATCTTCGATATCCGATTAATCTCGGAACAAACAACTTCGAAGGATTACATTATGTGACCTTCTATGTCAATGTGCAAGAAAAATCGTCATATAATGTTCAAGAAAGAACAAATATTGGTCCTGTGGCGAATCAAAATCGAGCGAATGATGCCGCCGCAGGTGTGGGTCAAATTTCTTCTGGAAATCAGATTATAAGTGATAGTACAACGGGTCAACTATTTGCTGAGGGGGTTGGAGGATTTGCTTTCGGTGCTGCTATTGGTGGTGCTGCTGGATCAATCGCAGCCGAGTTGGGTGGACCTTTGGCTGGGCTTGCCGCTGCTGGTGTTGGAGGAGCTGTTGGTGGATTGATTGGTGGAACTATTGTAAGTTCTATTGACTTGTCTCGTAAAACAAAAAGACTAAAATCTACCATTTCAATGTATATGCCAGATACGATCAATCAGCAAATTATACATGAATATGGTGAGATTTCTATGACAGAAGCACTTGGAATGGTTGGAGCAATTGGACAGGGTGCAGCAGGTGTTGCATCTTCACTTGAAGGTTTTGTGAAAACAGGCAAGGCAGATCTTAAAGGTGCTGGTGCTGGTTCAATGGCAGAACTTGCTGGAACACTTGCTGAAAAGTCTGGAGTGTTTGGTGGTGGAATTAAAGAAGCATTATTGTTCTCAGCAGGATTGGCTCAAAATCCTCAAGTAGAAATTCTCTATCAAAAGACAGGACATAGAGAGTTCATGTTTGATTTTAAAATGTCAGCCAGAAGCGAAGCCGAAGCTGCAGCAATTCGTAAAATCATTAAAGAATTTAAATTTCATTCTGCACCTGAGTTACTCAAAGGTTCTTCTGGTCGTTTCTTTATCCCACCAGCTGAGTTTGACATTAAATTCTTTTATAATGGCAAAGAAAATACAAATATTCATAAGATATCCTCATGCGTTTTGATCGGCATCGATGTTAACTATGCAGCTGCGGGTCAATGGACTACATTCGCTGATGGTATGCCTGTTGACATTTCCATGCAATTGCGATTTAAAGAGCTCGAACTTATGCATAAGGGTCGTATCGAGGAAGGTTATTAATGGCTAATCTCGGTTATTTCAATTATTTTCCAAAGTTGGTATATACTTTTGACAAGAATACTATCAACAATCAAGCTGTCACGAATATTTTTGCGCGATCTGCATTCTTAAAAGAAATTGCCGACAACTCAGCAATTTATTTTGAGTATGAGGTGCAGGAATCAGATACACCAGAGATTATTGCACATAAGATTTACGGCAGCGCGTTTCGCTCTTGGCTTGTTTTGTTATTCAACAAATACATAAACCCATTATATGACTTTCCAATGAAGTCTGTAGTTCTAGATGAGTATGTAAAGAACAAATATGATCAAACACTCACGCAAGCACAAACAACGATTCATCATTATGAACAAGAAATTACAAAAACTATAACATTTAATGGTGTGGGGTTTTATGAGTCATCAACCACCTCTGTAATTTCAGATAAAGAATATAATTTTGTGACTGAGACTTTAGTTGATCGCACAGTTCCAGGAACCGCCGATACTTCCGTTACAGTAAGCACTGAGCAAAACACACTTGCAAACGGTCAAGTAGCAACCATTGTAACTCGAAATAAAGCAGTGTCAAATTATCAGTACGAAGTCAACGAGAATGAAAAGCGCAGAAAGATAAAACTACTTGATCCTGCGTATGTAACTCGAGTTGAACAAGAATTTAAACAATTAATGAGTCAGTGATGGCTGAAGATATTGGCGTAACAGGTTCGAAGAATTTTGATGTGAAGGTTCTGGAGATTATTAACTCTGGAGGTCAGACTGTTGACATTCGAAAGATCTATATCGAGATTCAATTGTTTCAAGATATCTTTTCCTCGGTGATGAGTGGCAGTGTTGTAATACAAGATGGTCACGATATTTTCAGCAACTTTTATTTTTGCGGTAATGAGTATCTTAAATTATCAATCGATAAACCATCGCTCGGTAAACCAATTGAAAAGATCTTTAGAATTTATAAAAGCGCAAAACGAGCACCAGCATCAGACTCTGGACAATCTTTCTTACTTTATTTTTGCTCTGAAGAATTGATATTCTCTAATCAAAAGAAAGTGAGTAAAGCATATAAAGGAAAGAAAACTATAGATATCGTTCGCGATATTTTGTTGAGCGAATTAAAAGTTGATCCATCAAGAATTAAAAAGATGGATACGACAAGCGGTGTTTATGACTTAGTTGTTCCTGGAATGTCCCCCCTCGAAGTAATTCAGTGGGCTGCTTCTCGTTCATATGATGCAAGCAAGCCACCAAAATATTGCTATTTCTTTTACGAGGACCGCGACGGATTTCAGTTCAGATCTTACAATACTTTAATCAAAGAAAAACCACTCAAAACACTAAAGTACGAAATTAAGACCGTCGATCAAGATCCAGCGAATAACAAAGACTCTATTGATGCCTTTGAGATTCGTGGAGAGTTTGATGTAATTAAAAATTTACAAAATGGTGGCTATGCCTCTAGACTTCTATCAGTGGATATCTTTAGTCAATCATTCTCTTATCATGATTATTCAATTGAAGCAGCAGAAGCGCAGAATAATCTTTTAAACAAATTCAAGCCAACTAATGCTCTTAAGAATATGGATAAGAAAGCAATCACTGCTGCTCATGATTCTTTATTTCTCACAAATGTCGCAATTAATGATACAGCCTCTGAAAAATCAAACGATAGAGACAAATGGATGATGAACCGCGCACTGCATATGACGGCAATGCATAATATTCGAATTAAAGTTGTGATTCCTGGAGATATATTTCTAAAAGCTGGTGAAGTGGTTAAGTACGAGTTTCCAAAATTTGAAGGTGCAGATGCAAAGGGTAAAACACCAGATGAATATCGCACAGGGAATTATCTTGTCTCTGCCATTTGCCATAAGTTTTCTGGAATGGATAAGGGAGATTTCGAGAGCATTGTTGAACTAGTTTCTGATTCGTTCTCAAAACAACTCCCTGCTGCAAAAGATGGACTTGAAAAAGTCACGAGTAAATTCTCATGAAGGCTCGCAAAAATTTTATTGGTCTTGAGGGATTTGTTTGGTGGATAGGTGTTGTGGAAGATCGACAGGATCCTGAGCAGCTTGGTCGTGTTCGCGTTCGTTGTTTTGGTTGGCATACTGAAGATAAGAAAAAAATTCCAACCGATGTTCTTCCATGGGCACATCCAATCACTCCAGTAAATCATCCAGCTGTTTATACTCCAAAAGAAGGTGATATGGTGTTTGGTTTCTTTATGGATGGTGATGATGCACAAAACCCAGTTATCATGGGTGTTCTTCCAGGTAAGCCAGAAAAGAAACCAAAGTATGAAGATGGATTCGCTGATCCACGAAAGAGTTTTGGTAATGCACCAAAACGACCAGATGATAGTGATGAAGCCTATCCAAAATCCAAGTATTTAAAAGAAGCAACAACGAATCGTCTTGCTCGCGGCAAAGCAGACAGCACAATTATTGCAACAAGAAAAAAGAATCTCAAAAAAGGTGTCAAGTCTGCAGGTGGTGTGACTTGGTCAGAGCCAGCACCAGCATTCTCACCAAAATATCCATACAATTATGCACTCGAAACAGAATCTGGTCATGCATTTGAATTAGATGATACTCCAGGAAAGGAAAGAATACACCTAGCCCATCGCAATGGATCGTACTTTGAAGTTGACAAAGATGGTAATAAAGTTGAAAGAGTGCAAAAAGACAATTATGAAGTGATCATGGGCGATGATTTTCTTTATGTAAAAGGCAAAGCCGTTATTACAGTTGAGGGTAATTTCAATCTGAAAACAGCAACGGTGAATATTGAAGCCGCAGCAATTAATATGTCAGCTGATGGTGCAATTAAGATAAAAGGTAGTTCAGTAAACATTGAATCTACAGGTTCAATAGACTTCAAGGCTGGTGGTGGTGGCAAATTTACCGCAGGAGGTCGTTTGGATCTCAAGGGTTCTACAGCAGGTCTTGCTGGATCTGTTGTTGACATTCCTGCAAGTAAAGTCAATCTTCAGGGTGGTTCTGTTGCTTCAGCTTCTGGTGCAGGAATTACTGGTGGCGGAACTCAAGCTGGTGCAGGTGAAGCATCTGATGCAAATGCCGCTCAAACTGCAGCAACTGCAGCAGGAAATAACGCAGTCTCAACATTGGGTGGAAACTTTGCAGCTGCAGCTTCTGCCGCAGCAGGAACAGTTGCTGGAGCTGCAGCAAATGCAGCAAGCGCAGTCACTTCTGCTGTAAGCGCAGCCACCTCTGCTGTAAGTGGTGCAACTGCTGGTGGTGGTGCGCTCGGTGGTCTATCTGGAAGCACTCTTGGTAAGTCAGTGAATGGATTGACTTCTTCTGTTTCTGGTGTTGTTGGCGATCTAAAGGCAACTCTCGATTCTACAATAAAGGATCTTGGTTCCACATTGCCAATCGGAGAAATCACAGCCAAGGTAGCAAACGCTGAATCTGCAATTAATACTGCAAGGGGAGATATTTTATCTCTAACTGGGTCTTCGAAGAGCGATATTTTAGGAAAGATCACTCAAGTTGCAACAGGTGCAGCAGAAAAGAACATACCGTTTAGTATTGATATTGATGTTCAGAATGAGATAAACAAAGTTAAAAATCAAGGATTAAACGAGATCGTAACCATAACTGGAAAACGACTGTATCCAAAGACTGAAACCGTAGACATTACCCCAACCTCGGCAAACACAGGAGGATAAAATGGGATTTGTAACAAAGGCAGAAGCATATATCATCTCGGAACTCAAATCAACGATTATGGACCGCCTTCATATGGGCGGTTCTTTCTTGCAGCAGATTCCTACTGTAACGATCGGTGGGCTTCCTGTTGCAATTAAACAAGGTGGGCTTGGAGCGATCGGCGGTCAACTTGGTGGAGTCATCTCTCAAGTTCAGGCTGCTGCTGGAGCAATCACTGCAATCACTCAAAATCCGATGTCGTTAGTAGAGGGTGCAATTAATTCTCAAATTTCAGGATTGAGCAGTCAAATTACTGCTGTTACTGGCAAACTTTCTGGTGGACAATTAAGCGCATTAACCAACGGAATCACTGGTATACAGAATGCATTAACAGATTTTCAGGCTCACACTCAATTACTTTCAGGTCAAGCAACCTCTATTTCAGATACGATTCCTGATTTTAACAAACTTAAAGACGCAGGAAGCAATCTGGGTGGATTGACAGGAGAAAGCCCAAGTAGTTTTATTCAAAATACTGCTTCTGCACTATTCTCAGATACTAAACTAACGAACATATCCAACTCTCTACAGTATGTGGTTGGACAAAAATTAGATCAAATCTCTCGATTAGATTCAGTTACCGATGCAGCGCAAATAACCACTCTTGTTGGCGATTGCCAACTCCTTATAAATAATCATGCAAATACTATGAACGCTGTGGTTGACTCTGATACGCATGCATTTAACGAAGCAAGCAATACTTTAACCTCTGCAACAACAGTAGTTGGTATGGCTTCTCAGTTCACAGATACAAGCAGTGTCGGATATGCATTGTTTAGTCGAATCGGAACTGCGAGCGCAAAGACGGCATTTAATACTGCAGCGTCTGCAACGGAAACCTAAAGATGGGATTATCAACAAGAACATTTAGTGATATTGATATGGATTTTATGCCAAATCCGATCACCGAAGATATTCTTAAAAAGACGAACGAAAATGCGATCGCTCAGTCTATTGGCAATCTCTTACAGACTGCACATTATGAGAGACTATTTAATCCAGAAATCGGATGCAATCTGAAGAGATATTTGTTCGAACCGATCGATAATATTACAACGAATAACATCACCGAAGAAATTACAAAAACAATTATTAATTATGAGACAAGAGTGCAGTTGTTAGATGTGGTTGTGACGCCCGATTATGAGAATAATGGGTACAGTGTTTCAATTAAATTTATTATTCGTAATGATCCGCAACCAATTACAATTACCTTTTTCCTAGAACGAGTAAGATAACATGGCAAATATTGATGCAAAACTTCAAGTTGCTGAATTAGATTTCGATACAATCAAGCGAAATCTAAAAGAGTTCATGCAGGCTCAATCAGAGTTTAGCGACTACAACTTCGAAGGCTCAGGTTTGTCTACGCTTCTCGATGTTCTTGCATATAATACTCATTATATGGGTTACTATCTGAATATGGTAGCCAATGAAATGTTTATTGATACTGCACTTACTCGTGGCGCAGTTGTTTCTCATGCCAAACTTTTAGGGTATACTCCTCGTTCTCGCGTTGCATCGAAGGCTGCAGTTGATTTAACAATCACTCCAGTCGCGAACGATTCAAATAGTTCTATTGTAATTCCTCGTTTTACGCGATTTATTTCTGAAACAAAGGATGGTGTCAACTATATCTTCGTAACACCATCGGCTCGTATTGTATCTAAAAATACAACAACTGGGCTATTCAATGTTGAGAATTTACAAATTAAAGAAGGTCAGCCAGTAACATTCTCATATACTTACAATTCTCAAACAAATCCAAATCAAGTATTCGAATTGCAAGACAGCGGCATTGATACTTCCACACTATTTGTTGCAGTTCAGAAATCAACTCAAAATGCAAATCTAGAAACATTTGTGTTAGCGCAGGATGCGACTGATGTTGATGAGAGTGCAGCAGTTTACTATCTCGAAGAAAACAAAAATGGTCGCTATCAAATTTATTTTGGCGATGATGTGATTGGTAAGAAACTTTCAGACGGAAATATTGTCATTGTTTCTTATGTTGTCACCTCTGGTTTATCTGCCAACGGACTCAAATCATTCCGTTTACTCGATAGCATTTTAACGAATGCAACGACAACAGTTACACTACGCAGTGAATCTTCTGCAGGTGCTTTAGCAGAAACAATTGATCAAATTAAATTTACAGCACCAAAGTCTTACATTGCACAAAATCGTGCGGTAACAAAGAATGATTATATTGCATTAATTAATCGGGATTATCCATACTTCGAAGCAGTTAATGTTTGGGGTGGAGAAGATAATGATCCTCCAGTATTTGGTAAAGTATTCTTCACAGCAAAACCACTCGGTGGATATGAGATCACCACAACAGAAATTGAATTTGTAAAGAACAACGTAATTAAACCATTCTCTGTTTTAACAGTAACGCCAGAGTATGTTGCTGCTGACTATAATTATCTGAATCTCTCTGTTGATGTAAATTTCGATCCGACAAAAACAAATAAAACTGCAGAAGAAGTAAAAACAACAGTTGTTAATGCAGTTCGTAATTTTGCAAATACCAGTTTAGATACTTTTAATAACTCATTTAAGGTTTCTCAGTTATCTCGTGTAATCGATGATTCTGAAAATTCAATCACCAGCAATGATGTTAAGGTTTTAATTGAGAAAAGATTTGCGCCAGACACAACTCGTTCACAAAGTTATTCAATTAATTTTGGTACAGAACTGCAGCAAGGCACAACTCTTCAACGACTTACATCAACACCATCGTTCACCTATGTTGATAGTTCAAATGTTGAAAGAGAATGTTTTATTGAAGAAGTTCTTCAGTCATATACTGGTGTTGAAGAAATCGAAGTTACTGCTCCAGGTAGTGGCTTTATTACAACACCATCCGTTATCATTGAGGGTGATGGTTCAGGTGCAGCTGCACAAGCACTCGTTGTAAATGGATCAATACGAAAGATTCAAATCGTAAATGCTGGCACAGGTTATACCTCTGCAACAGCAAGAATTGAAGGCGGTGGTGGAACTGGTGCAGTATTGCGACCAATATTACAGGGAAGATACGGTCAACTAAAAATCTTTACTATTGTGAATAGTATTAAGAAAACAGTTGTTGAAAATATTGGCACAATTAATTATAAAACTGGTTTGGTAACTCTAAATAATTTCTTCCCAACTGCAGTTTCTGATCCATTTGGCACTCTTGTAATTAAAGCCACACCAACAAAAAAGATATTCTCATCAGAAAGAAATAGAATTATAACTCTTGATCTATCTGACCCTACTGCATTGGCAGTCACTGTAAACGCAATTATTGAGTAATAATATGGCGGCAGCTGAAAAAACTATATCAGCACTCGTTCAGACACAACTTCCCGATTTTATTAACGGGAGTCATCCTCAATTCAAGCGTTTCATTGAATTGTACTATGAGTGGTTAGAACAAAATGCTCCTGCTGGAATGTCAAACACAGCAGGAAATACAATCTATCATGCCATGCAAATTGGTGATTATAGAGATATCGATGAAACTCCTGATGAGTTTATTCGATATTTTAAAGATGAATTATTACCACATTTCCCAGAAAATCCTTCGCTCGACATTAAAAAGATTCTCAAGAGCGCAAGAGAGTATTACAATAAAAAGGGTAGCGAAGAATCACTCAAGTGGTTATTCAAAGCATTATATGATACTGATCTAGAAGTTAATTATCCAAAAGAACAGATTTTGATTGCATCAGATGGTAAATGGAAAAAGCCAAGAGCATTTCGAATTACTGTCGGCGAGTCGAATAAAAATGTTGATGTTAATCTTCTAGAGAGAAAACTTGTAATCGGTACTATTTCTGGTGCGACTTGTATTATTGAGTCTGCAAATCGTACGATTGATGAAACAAATGGTAGAGAAATTATTGAGATCTATATCTCAAACATCACCAAATACTTCAATAATGGTGAAGATATTGTTGTAGATTATGTCGACGCAAATGGTGTCGATAAAGTATTCCGCGAAAGAATTATTGGTACTCTATCAAACATTCGCGTCGATTCAAACATTCGTACTGATCCAACACAGCGCCGCCGTGGATTGCTCTACAATGTTGGTGATCCAGTTGTAATTACTGGAGGTCTCGGCACCTCTGCAGAAGCAAACGATGCTGCTGCGCTCGTTGGTAATGTGACTCGTGGCTCTATTGAAGCAGTCACACCAACATTTTTAGGGTATGGATATCGCGAGTATTATAACACACAAGTTTTTGTGATAAGAACTCTTGGTGTTGATGACGATGAAGCAAACTCGTCGACAGATCTTCGAGTTATTGCTCTGAATACATCTGCTTGCACATCAAATAGCCAAAAGAATTATTTGGAATCTATCAATTATGATAGAACCTCTATTGAATTTTTAGAAGATACTGTAATCAGTTCAGCTAATTTTGCTCCAATGACACCGAATAATATTAATATTATTCTAAATGCAACTGAAGACGATTATACTGATTATTTCGAAAATTTTGAGAAAGTTTGGGCAAATGGTACTAATCAAACTGATGCATTATTTGTTGGTTATATTGCAACTCCGAATGGCAACACCAAACTTACTGGTACAGTAAATGTTTATAGTACCAATGGAACGGTTTGGGGATCAAACACAATATTCTCATATGAATTAAAAACAGGACAAACATTAAGAGTCGAAGGCGAAGATCAAGTTATCTCCGCTATCACAAACAATGAACACCTCACTGTTACTTCTGCATATTCTGCAACTGTAACAAATAAAAATGCTTATAGAATTGGTGTATTTGCCGATTATGTTGGTCCAGATGCAACATCAGCGCTGTTAATATATGATGCACAATACAGTGGATCATTGGCTCAAATCTTGTCAGGTCCAGGTGCAACATTAGCAGCTGTGAACAGTGGCAAAGTGTGGACTATTGCAGCAGTATCCGCTCCATATGGCGTTCCAATTCCTGCAAATGCAGATTCAATGTTAGTACAAGCACTAGATTTCGAAACTGTCAATACTGGCGGCATTTCTGCGATCTCAGTTCTTGAAGGTGGTTTTGGATTCCGTGCAGAACCATCTCTTCAAATTCGTTCTCATTATGATACTAACTGGTCTGAAGATTATGATTACAATAACCCACTAGAACAGGATGATAAACTTGCAATATGGCAAGATTTTTCTGACCTTGGAATATTGGCTCATATTCGCATTAATAGTGGTGGTACAGAATATACTGCTGGTGATGGGTTAATCTTTGTTGGTCGTGGTTATGGTGCAAATGGATATGTTCAATCTGTTGCTTCAAACGGAGCAATTACCTCTATTATTCTTGATAATCGAGGAGAGGGGTATCTAGAGCGACCAGAAGTTATTGTAAATCGTTCTGCAGTAAGTTATGACACGCTGACTGGAACTACAACTGTAAACAATAGAAGTAGAGTTGTTACTGGATCTTCAACAACCTTCTTATCAGATCTTTCAAATAAGAGCGTAATTCGGATTAATAGTGAAGTGCGTAGAGTTGTGGCGATCACAAACAATACAATATTGACAGTCAATTCTGAGTTTACTTCAAATGCAACGGGTCAGACAATTCAGAGAAGAGACGGTGACGAGGCTACTCTTACAGGGTATCTATTCGGTGATGGTTTCGAAGAAACAATTGACACTTCAGCAATCGGTCGCGTTCAAGATATTCGCTTGCTGTATCGTGGATATGATTATGTTTCTACTCCAACAGTTTCGCTGAAAGTTGTTGATACTGTCGTAGATGCTCTTGATGAAGCAGATACTGTTTACGAACAAGAATATATCTACCAAGGGACAACACTACAGAACTCAACATTCCGTGCAAATGTGAAATCGTATAATCGCACAACGAATGTTCTTCGCCTTTACAATTATTCTGGAACAATTAATGTTGATCAATCGCTAGTTACTGCAAATAATCTTTATATTGATGTAGATACTACTGAGAGAGTTCCAGTTCCCGTTCGTGGTGTGCTTGTTGGTACTGGACCATCAACATTCTATCCAGAATCTATTGCTGACCTCCCAAATCCGATGTATTATGGTAATGGTCGCGCTCGTGCCAATGCACAATTTGCTAACGGTCTTATCGAGTTTAATGGATTCTTCTTGAACACAGACGGGTTTCCAAGCGCAGATAAAGTGTTACAAGATAATACAATCTATCACAATTTCTCATATATCATTCAAGCAGAAAAAGATCTTATAGAATATGAAAATATGATAAAGAACATTTCACATCCTGCAGGAATGTCACTCACAGCAAAACGAATTGCACAAAGCGAGGACAATGCTGCAGTCATCATATCATCAAATGCTGATGTGTTTTTACCAAAGTATGATTCTTCTCGCGTCAGTGTGGCAAATTCTCGTTCAAATACTATCACTGGATACGGATCAGATTTCACTAATAGTATTGGTGGAGGCGCAGCAAATACGAAAGTTAATGTTGGTGATTTGTTCATTCTAAGTTACAGTGGTGCATTCACCTCTGGGTCAATTGCAAATGACACTTCTCTCAGAACACAAACGAAGATAGTTACTGAGGTTCTCTCTAATACATCTTTAAATGTTGAGGGCAATTTTATAATCACTGGACAGGGTAAAGCAAATAGCAATACAGTATACAATGCATTAACTGGTACAGTGACAATTAATCCTGCTGTGACAGGTACAGCTGTTCTAAATCCAGCAATTACTGGTACTGTAAATGTTAATGAAAGAATTACAGGTACTGTAAATGTTCTTACAACTAATGTGGTTGTTGGCAATTCAACATCGTTTACAACTCAATTGTTAGTAAATGATATTCTAACAATTAATAATCAACTTAAGAAAGTTGTATCAATTACTAATAATCAACATTTATATGTCAATTCTGTATTCAGTTATACGGGGACAGATAATGTTGCATATCTTTCTAATACAGCTGTGCTTGGTATTGGAACCTCATTCGTCGGTAACGTTTCTATTGGTGACATCTTTACTGTGAATAATGAAACTCGCGAAGTTACATTTGTTACTTCAGCAACCCAACTTGAAGTTAATACAGCATTTACATACCCAGCAAATACTCAGTTCCTATATCTTCGTTCGAATGTAGTGACTGGCGCTGGCACAAATTTTGATCCTCAAATTAATGTTGGCGATATTATTACGATTAACAATGAGCCGCGAGAAGTAACTGTAGTCACAAATGATACAAGATTAGAAGTAAATGCCAAATATACTAATTTTGCAACAGGTGCCTCTATCTTTAAACAGAATAGTATTATTTTGGGATCAGGCACAACTTTCGCATCACAACTCAATGCAAATGATATTGTAAAAGTCAATAATCAAATCAGAGAGGTCATTACAGTTACTGATGGAACTCGAGTAACTGTTAATTCTCCATTTGAATATTATGGAACTGGAAACACAATACAGAAACTACAAAATACAGTTATACAAATTTCTGGAAATACGAATGCAATCTCTGATATGATTGTTGCTGGTGACAATCTATCGTTCAATATTGCTGTTGCAAATGTCTATAAGGCTCAAACAGGAACTGTGCAGGTCTTCACGCAAAACGGTAAAGTTGTTGGAACTGCAACTGCATTTAGTACTGATTTGGTCGTCGGAGACCTTGTAACTGTAAACAACGAGATTAAACAGGTTGTAAATATTGCAAGCGGAACTGTGATGAATGTCAATTCCGCATTCGAGGATGCTGCGACTGGCGAGCTCTTGTATAGAAGAGCAACTGTGCAAAACGGAAATGTAGTTTCGATATCCTCTAATAACCTTACATTGAACATTGCTGTGCCAGCAAATGTTTCTGGGCTAGTCTACCAAGTTGTTCCAAACTATTTCATCGGTAAAACTCTGGCTGGTACAGTAAATATTGATGCAGGTAGTGTTGTTCTTACTGGTAATCTAACCGCACCAAATGTCACCTACTTTGCAGGCAATGTCGCAGTTGGTATGAGTATTACGGTCAATGGCGAAACTCGTATTATTTCGTCAATTAGCAATAACTCTAGTCTAACTGTCACCGCTGCATTTACGAACGCAGCGTACGATAAATATTTGACTACGAATCAGTCATATGATTATAGAATTATAACCTTAACTAAAGATCTTGGATAAACAATGAAAGCATTAATCTCGCCATTTTTCGGTAAATTTGTTGCGGAAGATGTGAAAGAACATTTCTCAAATGACGCTAATGTTTATATTGGTGTCGGAAGATCTGTAGACTTCGGTTCTTCTGTTATAGATGTTGACCCTGTTGTTTATTCGACGATTGACATTAATTCAATCTATAGAAATCTTATCGGTTTAAAAAAGATTCAATCAAGCGATATGCAGTTGGTTGTTTCTCGACGAGATTGGGTTTCTGGTTTAGTTTATGATCAATATGAAGACCATGTGAATATCTTTGGTTATATCGATATTAATAATATTGGAACAGCAAACGCCAATGCAAATACTACTCTTGCAGGCACAGTAAATGTCGCAGCATCAAATGTTGTTGTTGGTACTGGCACTTCTTTCACTAATTATATTTTTGCAGGCGATCAGATCGCAGTTAATCTCGCAGTGAAGACTGTCGTTTCAGTTACGAATAATGATCATTTGGTTGTAAGTAGTAACTTTGCAAATACAAATACTGGCGGCTCGATTGTTCTTGTAAAAAATACCAAAACTGTGATTGCAAATTCTGCAGACTTTAGTGCTCGTACTGCTGGTGATATAATTCGAATTAACAGCGATGATAGAGAAATTGTTGCTATTCGAAGCAGTAAAGTTGTTGCATTAAACTCTGCTTTGACATATTCAAATTCAAACATTGCAGTTTACACGGTATCAAATACTTACCCACTCACTGCAAATAATTTTTATGTGCGCAATAGCCGTGATCAAGTGTTCAAGTGTTTGTTTGACAATAACGATGCATCATCAACGGTTGAACCAACGATTGATATTGATGGTCAATTACCAGAGAGTCCATTCATCCTAACTGGAGATGGATATAAATGGAAATATCTATATACGATTCCAGCTGGTCTAAAACAAAAATTCTTCAACTCAAAATGGATGCCAGTTCTAACAGATCAAGCAGTTGTTGCAGGATCTGTTGATGGGGCGATCGATGTAATTGAGGTCTTGTGGGGTGGTTCTGGTCATGTAAGCGGCGGAAATTCTAATACTGCTCGTATTATATCTGTTACAGGTACAGACGGAGCAAACGCTAATCTGATGGCAAGAGTATCAAACGGTGTTATCGCCAGCGTCACTATTTTGGCTGGTGGTAATAACTATACTCTTGGAACTGTAGAAGTCGATGATCAAGATAAACTAGGTACTGTAACTCTACCAGGAACAGTAAATGTCTCTGGTGCATTAGTTACAGCCAATCTTTCAAATAATCCATACTTCTTAGCAAATGTGTTCACAAACGATATCATAACAGTCAACTCAGAATCGCGAAATGTTGTTACAGTGTCAGCGACTCAACTTTCTCTAAATGCAGCCGTAAATAACTCTGCTTGCACACAAACTGCAGTTATTACTCGCTCAAATGCAGAGTTTAATATTCAATTTTCTCCTAATGGTGGACATGGATCTAATCCTTTCGAAGAATTGGGCTGTCACACTCTTATGATCTCGACAGAATTGATCGGAAATGAGAACTCTACGATTCCTGTAAGTCAAGTTGCTCAGCTCTTTGACTTTAACCAAGTTTCGATCATTCAAGATCCAATATATCGATTTGCAAACAATACGACTCGATATGCAAATACAAGTAATTTAAGAGCGACGACTCGTCTATTTGTTGCCGATCCAGGCGTATCAAACTTCGTTCAAGATGAAACAGTTTATGTCGGATCTACTGTTGCTACTGCTACTGCTGTTGCAAATGTCGCTCACTGGGATCCAGGCGATAACTATTTGTATATAAATAATATAACTGGTAATTTTGTTGTACAGGACGCAATTAAGGGAGAGTCCTCTGGAATCTCTATCCCAATCATAGAAATTGCTAACTCAGAGATTAAGGCATTTAGCGGAACTCTATTGTATACCGAAAATCGCAAAAATGTTGTTCGACTAGACAATCAGATCGACCAGATTAAAATTATCCTATCATTCTAGGTAAAAAGACATGGAATTTAATATTGAACCGTATTATGATGATTTCGACGATAATGCGCGCGATAATAACTATATGCGCATTCTCTTCAAGCCAGGAAAAGCAGTCCAGGCTCGTGAACTTACGCAGATGCAGTCCATTCTGCAGAATCAAATCAAGCAGTTCGGTGACCATGTTTTCCAAGACGGTTCTCCAGTTATCGGTGGTAATCTAACTCTAGACAATAAAGTTCGCCATATTAAACTTCTAGAAACTTTTAATAATGTGGATATTGAGATTGAGGACTTCGACCGTAAGGTAATTCGAAATACTGCTGGATCAGTTCAAGCAAAGGTTCTGGCGACATATTTCCCAACAGATGGTATTCCAACTCTTATTGTAAAGTATCTCACTGGTCTTGAGTTTCAAGACGGTGATATAATTAAGATTGCGGGGACAAGCACACAGGCTCAGTTGATTGCTTCGAATGCAAGCGGACAAGCCACCGTTGTTTCGATCAACGAAGGCGTTTTCTATGTCGATGGATTCTTTATTCAAGTTTCTGATCAAACAGTTGTTGCTGCAGCATACGATGTAACTGCAAATGTTAAGGTTGGTCTCGAAATTAATGATACGATTGTCGACAGCGAAATTGACACAACTCTATTAGATCCTGCTCAAGGATCATTTAACTATCAGGCTCCAGGTGGCGATCGCTATCAGTTCAATCTAACTCTCTCAACTCGTCCACTCGATTCTATTATCGACGAAGCACAATTCTTCGAATTGATGCGCCTTGAAAATGGTATCATTACTAAACAAGTCAAGTATCCAATTTATGCCGAATTAGAGAAAACTCTTGCTCGCCGCACCTTTGATGAATCTGGTGATTATACAGTTCGCCCATTCCGCGCATCTGTAATGGATGGCACTGACGCAAACAACTATACAATCACTATCGAACCAGGAAAGGCTTATGTCAAAGGTTTCGAATTCGAAACTCTTGGACAAATTAAGATTGATGTAGAAAAGCCAAGAAGCGCAGCAGATGTGAAATCAATCGTCGATGTTGATGTTGACACTTCATCTGGAAATTACCTCTATGTGACTTCAATCGTCTCTCCAGGGCAAGGTAATGCGTTTATTAACATCGCTGCGATGGAAAAAGTAGATATTCACTGCGGCACTGCAACACAAATCAATGTCGGTTTGGGTAGTTCTGCGGCAAACGGATTTATCTATCAAAATACGAAGATCGGTACAGCACGAGTTCGCGATTTTGTTCGCGACGATAATAGCACTGAATCAATTGTTGACAGCAATGGTGTTTATCGACTTTACTTGACTGATGTAAACATTGTTCCAAAAGTTCTCCGCGCTGCTGGCACACACACCTCAAATACAATCAACGTTGCCTCTGGTCAATTCATGCCACGCACGAATGGATTGTATACAAACGTCTCGCTCACGATCCTTCCAGTTAAACTAGATGCAGTAGATAATGTATATGCTGCATTTGCAAATTCGTTCAATGTAAACGCGAATTCCAGTGGCACATTTACAAGTAAGATTGCAGTTGGTGACATTATTCGTGTCGGTGAGTTTGCAAAAGAAGTTCTTCGAGTCGACTCTGGAAATCTAGTTGTCAATTCTATGTTTACTTATGGATTGGCAAACTCTGCATCAAATCCAGTGCTTGTCTATAAGCAAACTGAGCACACTCAAAACGTCACTGGTCAAACACGAACTGTTTCTAATTCATGGTGGCAATCAAATTACGAAACACTACAACTAGATCGCCCATTTGATAATCTCGGTGTGCCAGATGCAAATACTGTATTCCAATTAAACTTTGGCATCGATGACGCAGAGTGTATTGTGAGTGGTGTTGCAGTTGCAAATTCGTTGCTTGCGAATGTGAATGTCGCGATGAATGTTGCGATCGATTCTAAACTTATCACTGGTGATGTGGTGCTATCTGAATCGCAAGATAAAGTATTCATTTATCCATTACCTGGAACTTTTGTAAAGAGAACATCAATCAATAATGTTGATTATGAATATGATAAGTCAATTTTAAATAAAGCAGTTTCTGCAACTCCTGGTGTATTCATTATTGGTTCTGGTGATCTTTCAACAGCAACAATTCCATGGTCTGGAACGACAAGTTCTATTCGTGATAATCTTGTTGTGATAGTTAGAGATAAGGGTGGATCGACGATACCAAATGGTGCAGTCCTCAATTTAACATCAGCAAATGTTACAGTAACATCAACTCAAATTGATATTAATACTGGCGATACTGCACTACAGGCTGTAGATGTAATTCTTCGTGTTAAGGTTAATGATGCTGAAGATCTAATTCGTACAAAAACTTATTATGCAGATTCTTCATTCAGTGTTGATCCATTCACATACCCATCTTCAAATGCTACTCAGAATACTGAGGTGTCGATAACAAACCTTGGACATGTTGCTTCACTCAATCTAGCAAATGGATTAATTTGGCTTTCAAATCCAACTTATAATGCTGTCCGTCCAGGCGATTCAATTTCATTATTTCTTCCAGATGTTGTGAAGGTTAATAAAGTATTGATGGGTAACACAACAAATTACCCAGATTCAGATAATGTCGAAGATATTACTGAGCGTTTTGTATTCGATTATGGACAGCGAGATGACAAGTATGATCACGCAAAATTAATTTTGAAGCAAGGTTATAGTTCACCTTCTGGTAAACTTCTTGTGCATGTTAATTTCTATCACCATATTTTTTCCTCTACAAATAAACTATCATACTTTGGTCCAGCATCTTATGGTGCAGATCAATACGATGATAATCTAATTCCAGTGTATAATGACACAAACGGAAGAATTCTCTATTTGAGAGATTGTTTAGATTTTAGACCATCAAGACCAGTTGGTGATACTGCGGATACATTCAATGTTCCAGCATTCCCACAACCAGACTCAACAACTGAGTTATCATTTGATTATTACTTACCTCGCATCGACAAACTTGTATTGTCGAAGGATAAAGAGTTCCGAGTAATTAAAGGCAAATCAGCAGTTATTCCATCTATTCCAAAAGATGACGATGACGCAATGACATTGTATACATTGCGTCTACCTCCATATGTAAATGATGTTCAGGATATTCGAACAGAATATAATGAGAATCGTCGCTTTACGATGAAGGATATTTCAAGTATTGATAAAAGAGTGCAAAAACTAGAGTTTTTTGTTTCGCTAAACAATGTTGAAAATCTAGCCATGGCAGATAAGACATTGTACGAAGATAATACAGAGAAAGAAAAGTATGGCATAGTTGGAGAAAACTTCCGCAACTTCTCAATCGCTGACTTTAAAGATCGAGGATTTAATTGTGCGCTTGATCAAGGTTTCTTGACACCAAGAACTACTACAGTTCCTCTAGCGTTTAAGAATAAAACACTAGCAGATATGAAGTTGAATAAAAAAACAATCTCATTAAACTTCACTGAAACTCCAGCAATATCTCAAAACCTTGTTTCAGATAAAGCTGTTTCTGTTCAACCATTCTTGTTTGGACAATTTAATGGTATTGTTGAGATGAGTCCAGAAACAGACTTCTGGACTGACAATAAACTCAAACCAGAGATTATCACTGTCCCAGAAAGAGTTCGTATTGAACATACGACAGTAATTAAAGAAACAATCATTGAGAAACAGCCACAAATTACCATTGAACAGATATTCCCAACAAGAAATGTTGAGACTATTATTATTCGTGAGCCTGCAGTTAATCCAACTCCAGCACCACCAGATATAATTGTTGTGAAGCACCCAGATCCACCTGTAGTAGTTGAGCCAGAGAAGCCAGTAGAGCCACCTCCACCTGCGCCTCCACCAGAGCCAGCACCACTACCATGGGAACCACCTCCACCTCCTCCCCCACCACCAGAGATTATCGATATTGGAACTCCACCAGAAGTACCAATTTGGATTCCAATTGAACCACCACCTCCAGAACCAACACCAGTGGTTATAGTAACAACACCACCAGTTGAAGCGCACCGTGGTGGTGGCGGTGGTGGCGTCACGCGTGGTGGCGGTGGTGGCTGTGTTGTTCTAGAAAGTTTTGTTCCTTTGATTGAACAAAAACTCTATAACGGCAAGCCTGTCACACAAGCGTATATGTTAATGGACGACATGGACATTCTTCTTGCAAATGAGCAATCACTCGAAACAGTAATGGGTAAAGTTTTGCGTAGTGGAATTGAATTACAACCATGCGTAAGAATCACAACTGAATGTGGAACTTCGCTCGTTTGTTCAACAACTGCTCCGATACCAACATTAAATAATGGTGTGTTGAAAGCACCAAACGTGCTTGATCAAATGGTTGGTGTTTACAAAAATAATGAGTCTGCTTGGAGTAAGGTTGTCAACGTTGAAGATGTTGGTGCGAAATTCGTTCGCGGCATTGATACAGGCAATAACAGCTTCTGGGCTGGTGAAACAGAGGGTGCATATATCCTCCATCACAATATGCGAATGGAATATGACTCATTGAACTTTGAGAAGCATTGATTTCTAGGAAAATAAGAACATGATTAAAACAGAGTTTGGAACAGTAGTTGTCGACACAAATCTTGTGCCGTATATGCGCGCAAGAGACATCGAGTTCACAGGTAGAAATCTAAAGCCAGGAAAGATCGCTTCGGTCTTTTTTGACGATATCGCCGTAAACCGTTTCTGTCAGGTTGCAAATAAAGTAGAAATTGACGCAAAGAAAGTTATTGCTTTTACTTCTAACTCTTCTACTGCACCAACTGCTGGAGAATTAATTTATCAAGGCAGTTCTAGTGCATCAAACACATTCGCTGCAATCGTTGATACTTACTTTTCTGGTAACACCTCTTTCGTTATTCGTTCTCTTTCTGGAAATTTTGATCCTTCTGCATCAATCTTTGTCGAAAATGGATCATCAGTCACATACGCAAACTTAACAATTATTAGTTCTGTTGAGTATGACAACTCTGATTCATTTTATCCAGGAGAGGGGGTCATTGCCACAGGTGCATTAGGAACTAAAGTGTTTGGTAAAGTTATTGCAACTAGTGGTGATGATGTTGTTTATCTAAATCAAAATTTTCATAATTTGAATGTTGTAGCAACATCTGGTTCAACATTATCAGACTACTCATCTAAATTTAGAGTCGGCGATCTTGTCTATCAAACAGCTGATGGTGCTGCAAGATACGATCTCGCAACATTCCGTGCTCATGTTGAGTATATTAATCTTACAGATGGTAAGTTGGCTTTAAAGCCAATCGATGGTTACATACTTGCTAATGAAACAAGCACAAGCACAAATGCGAATGTTAAATTGTGGTGTATCACTGATACCTCTTCACCAAAACCATTACATATTCAAACATTTAATCAAGGTGGATTTCCAGTTAATTCTTATCTTAAGAGTGCATCAAATACTGCAAATATTAAAATTACATCATACACGCACACATCAGGTGTTCTTGCCAATACATTAAACTCTGGATTGACACAGGTATTGTTACCAACGAACGCAAATACTGCAGATGCTGCAGGTAATTTGATGTACTTTACCTCTGGAACATCTGCTGGTACTATGAAATTAATCACTGCAGTGAGCGGAAGAACTGTAACGTTAGATTCTTCGCTTGATCTTGATTATGCATCAAATACACATTATTCATTCGGAAACTTTATTGTTGACGATACAGGTACACTAGCTGGCGTATTCCAAGTTCCAGCATTCCCTGGATTTAAATTTAAGACAGGCAACCGTGTTCTAACAATTACAGACACATCAACTGTTGATGATCCAGATTATGCAATGCGTGCTGCTGGTTCGTTTGTTTCTAGCGGTATTCTAAAAACAACACAAAGAATTCAAACAACACCAACTCTACCTCCAATGCCTGAGGTAGATGCTGATGCACTTGTTCGTCCATCTTCACCAGCAGAAAGATCATACAATTCAGATGCTGTTAAAAATCCGACAACTGCATCTACTGGATCAACAACACCTCGTATTAATCTAGGTGATGGATTGTCTCAGACATTCTTTACACCAAAACCAAAAATCAATGCGAACAAACAAGATTATGGCATGTTCGTGACTTCTGTTGACTTGTTCTTTAAGAGCAAACCATTAACATCACTCGGTTCAATGCAGCTTCCAATTACATTAAAGATTGCTGAAGTTCAAAATGGTTATCCAACAAAGAACTATCTTGCAGCAAAGACGATTCAGTGTAAGGATGTGAAAATTTCCAATGTGCCAAGCACAGGAAATACCGCAACAATTACTAAATTTACATTTGACGATCCAGTGTTTCTAGAACCAGCTAGAGAGTATGCACTCGTTCTTGGATCTGATTCACCAGATTATGAAGTCTTTATTGCTGAGATTGGAGCCGATGTTCTTGGCGTTACACCAACTCGCCGTATCTCTGAGCAACCATATGCTGGATCATTCTTCCGCTCGCAGAACTCATCAACTTGGACACCTTATCAAAATCAAGATCTGATGTTTGTAATTAATAAAGCAGTATTTCATAACTCTGGTGATGGTACTGCTCAGTTTGCTCTCGATTCTGCTCCAGAAGCAAACAATTATGTCGATAAGGTGATTCTACTTGCTTCTGATCTAGATTTCCCAGTTACCGATCTTTCTTATAGTCTTCGTGGCATATATGCAAATGGCAGCGGAACTACTCAAGAAGGTGCTAGTGGTGTTCAGCTTACCAAATTTGCTCCGATTGAATATGGTGCATTGCTTGATAAATCAAATAAGACTTCAATCAATCGCCGTAAATTGCTCAAAGGTGATGCAAATAGTTTCATCATGACTCTGACGATGTCTACCTCAGATTCAGATATCTCTCCGATTGTGAACATTGAACGACTTGGATTAACTGCATCAAGATATCTTGTTGATAACGCAGGAATTCCAAATACAACTATTTCTCTATTGGGTTATGGTACTGGATACAATGCAGTTATCGGTACTGCAAATGTAACCAATGGACAAGAAAAAGTTATTGGCACGAATGATGCTGGAATTACTGCAAATGCTGCAGCCTATCGTCAGTATATTTTTGCAAACAGCCATAATATCGGATTTTATGCAATTAATATTTCTGGTGGTGGTGGAACTGGCGCAAAGGGTTTTGCTGTTGCAAATACTGATGGGACGGAAGTTGTAAGTTATGTTGTCATTACAGATCCTGGTAGTGGGTATCTAACCACTCCAGCAATTCAAATTGTTTCTGGTAATGCAACACCAAACGCCAATGCAACAGCAGTTATTGCTGGCGAGACAGGTAAGTCTGGCGGTAATATTCAAGCCAAGTATATTAGTCGTGAGATCGTCCTTGAGGACGGATTCGAATCAGGCGATATGAGAGTGTTTATGGACGCGATTCGTCCAACTGGAACAGATATTAATGTTTATTACAAGGTCAAATCTGTAGAGGATAACGATCGTTTTGCAGATAAGAGCTGGCAGTTGATGGAAAAGGTGAAGAATACTTATTCTAAGAGCGCAAGATCTTTGATTGGATTAGAGTTTAGACCAGATCTGCTAGAGAACAGACTTTCTTATGTCGAAAATGGTGTAACATATCCAATCGGTGGTAAGTTTAAGTCGTTTGCAGTTAAGGTTGTTTTAATGACAACTGACGCTTCGTTAGTACCAAAGGTTAGGAATCTTCGTGTGATTGCAACTCCAGAGGGTTAATTTATGGAAAGCAGAGCGCGGATTAAAGAAAATCCCGATTTTGTCAAAGATGAGCGAGGAATTGCAATTTTAAATACGAATAAATCAGCTATCTCAAAACATGAGATTAAGATGGCTGAATTGCGTCGTCAAAAGCAAATAGACGACGACCTAAATAACCTGAAGTCTGAGGTTTCAGATATTAAGAGTATGCTTTCTCAAATTTTAAAAGCCGTTAGTGGCGAGAAATAGACATGGCAAATACAGTTAATGTAGGAATTACAACTAGTGCATGCACCTTTAACCAATGGCGCATCACCGACAATCTCATGGCAAATGATGTCAATGAGATTGCTCGTGGCGATTTCATGAAATATAATGGAAATATTGAACTTACAAATGGTAAAATCACACTATCGAATTCGTCTGGTGGTGTAATTCTTGATGTTCACGATGATACAAATATCGATGGAACTCTGACTGTAAAGGATATCGAAGTCGATAACTCAACAGGTCATGTGTATGTCGATGCTGGTGATATTTGGTTTCGCAGAATGGGTTCTGCGGATCGTTTTTGGAATAATGTTAATACATCCTTCTTCGCCTCAAATGTTTCTATTACAAATGCTGCGTATGGAACATTAAATGTTAATAATCAATTAACAACCATCAACACAACCGTTTATAATATTGCGAATACAAGTTTGCAAGCAACGATGAATGTTCATCCTGCGAACACTTGGTTCTTCGGCGCAAATGTAAATGTTCAGAATACTGCTGCTGGATCTTTAAATGTATACAACCGACTAACTCATGTTAACTCTGGTAATGTATACATTGGAAACAACGATCCAGTTTCGAAGTTTATCGTTGAGTCACAAAATGTGATCTTTTTCGGAACAAATGTTATTATTTCCAATACAACGACTGGCACATTTAATGTTGATAATCGAATTGTATTGGTTTCTGCTCCGAATGTAATTTACTCAAATACTCATTCTAGTGCAAGATTTAATGTATTCCCAAATACATTTTTCCACGGCGGTGAAGTAAACATTGCAAATACTGCAATGACGACGACATTCAATGTTCATGCACAGAATGCAAACTTCTTTGGAACAAATGTTGATATTTCTAACACGACTGTTGGTGGAACATTTAGTGTTAATTCAAATACCTTCTTAACTGCTGCGAATGTTACATTTGCAAATATCGGTTCAGGTGGTACAGTAAACGTCTCAACGAATACAAACTTCTTTGCTGCCAATGTTCTTGTATCAAATACAACAGTTGGTACATTGAA